GCGCAAGTTTTGGCATTCCTGGACAGGACATCCAAATCTTTGCTGCACTAGGACTCAGTAATGCGTGTGCCATCTACGGATCTATAAGATTCTTGTTCCATTTTGACAACATCTTTGAGATCGTATCTTATCTTACCACCTATTTTAAAATAGTTTGGTCCTTGCCCTCTTTGTCGTCTATTGTCTATAGATTTTTTTGTTACGCCCCAGCGTTCAGCTAGTTCGTTTGCGTCTATAGTCTTGGAAATGTCAAAAGTAATTTTGTCATCAGATTCAAATATTTCCATAATTTTCCCTTTTTTTATATATAAGTGTTAATATAGCATAATATTACTAAAAGTGGAGAAAAAATGAAAAAAATTATTAATGAAGAATGGGATCAATCAATAGATAGACTTGCCACCAATAACCAAGTTGACGGCAACCATTACAAACAGCATAACATACAACCTATAGAATACATATATGCAAATAAACTTAGTTATAACTTAGGCAGTACACTTAAATATATAACCAGAAACAAAGGCGGCAAGGAAGATAGGATTAAGGATCTTATGAAAGCCAAACACTTTATTGATCTAGAACTAGAAATGGTGTACGGCGTAGATCAAGAAGGCGAAAACTTAGGCAAGTATAGTATTGAAGTTACTATTGGTTAGTTTGGTTTTGCACTTGCTCAACTACGCTAGGAACAACTGGCTGAACAGCAACCGCACTTACAGGAACATCTGGCAAGTTAGGTATTGAGTTTTTAAATCTTTGTATAAATTCTTGTTGTTTTGATTTTGCACCTTTTGCGCTATCTTTAAGTAAATTTTTATTAAATGGTCTTGCTAAAAACGCGTTTAAAAATCTTAACAAACCAAAACCAACGAAAGCACCAGCACCGCCACCAGCAGATATGCCTGTTGTTCCAATCAAAGCAGTAGGACCTAAGTTTTGTGCTGATCTAAGCAATCCAGACCTTAAAATAAAGGTATTAACATCTGGTAAAACTTCTGGAAACTCTTTTAATATGTTTAAAAAATCAAATAAATCATCTGCTGTTGTATATTGATAATCTTTTAATAACTCTTTTGTTGCTAAAAAGTTTTTGCTTTTTATATTGCTAAAACCTAATTCATCATATAGTTTGCCAAAATCCCTTTTGTCACCACGAAGATATTTTGTAAATACATCATCTAAATAATTAGCAGCCAGTAAATTTACTCTATCTTTGCCGACTAAAATTCTTAATTCTTTTACTGCTTCAGGCGATTTGACACTTCCAAAAGTGTTTTGGTATAAATCTTCTAATCTTTGTGATGGTGGTTTACCTACACCAGGTCTTAAAGCGCCTCTACCTAATACCTTTTGAAACTCTTTACCTGTTTTACCCTCTACCACACTCATATATTCTTTAAATAATCTATCGCCAGCAGCCATTAATCTACCAGCTGGATCTCTTGGATCTCTCATTTGTTTTTTAAGTTGTTTTTGCATAGCTGTTATGACTCTATAAGCAGTTTTGTCGCCTAATTCATTAACAGGATCATATTTTTTTGACAAAGTAGAAAGCCTTTCATCAAGCGCTTTTATGTCTTTAAAATTAATTCTTGTACCAGATTCTATATTAATTTTTTGCACTAACTCAACAACATCATTAGGTAACTTTGCAAACTCACTACCTGGCAAAGCCCTGTTGCCAACTAAGGCTATATTTCTCAATGAAAAATAATTACCTTTTTGTTTGTTAAGTTGTTCTGCTTTTTTGTAAACTGATTTATAAGAGTTACGCCAGCTGTCAAAAGATTTCATACCAAATTCTTGTATGAGTTTTGATCGTTCAACCTCTGTTAATGGTTTAATTTTAGCAACAGGCGATATTCTTTTGTTTAATGCCACGTCAACCGCTTCAAATGTTTTAGCTAATTGTTTTTGACCTGGCGCGCCAGCGAGCGGCATACGACTAGATAAGTTGTATATACCTCTTACAAATGGAGAAGAACTTGCTTGACCTAGGGAAAGTGGTACACCTTCATCTGCTAATTTTTTTGCCTCTTGGGCTGCCTCATCAGTTAGACCTAATGTTTTTTCTAAAAAGTTAATTCTATTAGCGGCATCAGGGGTTTGTTTTACAATTTTTTGCTTTGCTTTTAATGCGCTATCTACAATTTTATCTACTGCTGGTTTTAAAGCCCTACCAGCTATAGGTGTAGCAAGTGTAATAGCACTATCTACTGCACCTGTAACTGCTGCGTCTCTTACCCTTTCTCTTGCAGTTGGAGACGGCATGTCTGGTGCTAAAATATCACCTAAAAAGTCTGCTGCTAAAGACATACCAGCTGCACCTATTCCAGCGCCTGCTGAAGCGCCACCAATGATTCCTACTGGACCCGCTGGTATTCCAGCTATACCACCAGCTATTGCCCCGCCAACACCACCAACAACCTCTAAAAAAGATTCTGCAAATGGAGGTAATCTACCAGGATAATCATTTGGGTCTATAAGGCCAAGTTCTATGCCAATATCTCTTGTTTTAGCATAGTAAGTTTTAGAATCAATCTTACCAGCTTGTAAGGCAGCATATCCGTCAGATTTTATTTGATTAAAAACCTGTTGCTTGTTCTCAATATTTTTGAGTTCTTTATATTTTTCACTCATTGGTATATAAGCCTGTATATTTGCCTGACATACCAAAATCTACATTGTCAGGCTCTAAAATATCTTTTGGCTTACCAGATAATGATAATATTGCTGAATCAAGTTTTTGTGAAAGTAAGATGCTCTTGTTTAGTTCTTCTCTATATTTTTCTTTATCGCTGTCACTTACAGTTGTTGATTTAAGACCTTGTTTTAGATTATTAATTCTAGCATCAACTTGATCTTTTATATTAATATATTTTTCTTTTGCATCATTTTCTGATGTTGCAGCAGTCATAGGTAAATTGCCTCTTATATTTTCATATATCAACATATTTGGCCTACCTGTAAAATCAGCTGCTAAATTAGCTAAAATTTCTGTGTTTAAACTGTTTCTTGCCCTTACAGCTGCGCCTGTTTTCGGGTCAACATCAAAACCCAAAACCCTTGTTAATCTACTCGCGCCCTCTTGTGCAGCGTCTATTGGACCAAACGCTTGGTCTAAATCTGCAAAAGTATCTAAAACATTTGTTTCCTCTATTGTTTGTTCAACATTTTTTTCTACATCTTCTATAATTTGTTCACCTGATACAGTTGGCGTTGTTTCTCTTAAACCAAGAATATCTTTAGGCGGTACGCCAGCTAAAAAAAGATTTATTTCTGGTTCTGAAAAACCTGCATTTTGCAATCTTTGTACTTGTTGTTGTGTTTGTAGGGCTTGTTGTTGGCTTTCTTGTAAAAATGCTTGCCTTTGTAATGTATTGGCTATCGGATCTCTTCTGCTAAAAACATCTGATAATGCAGCAAGTCCTAACCCTACTCTTTGTTGTCTTTGCAACTGCTCTGGTGTAAGAGGTGTTTGTGGTCTGCCAAAACTCATGCTATCTTCCTAAAAAACCAAACGGATTTATACCACCCAAAGCCAAAGATCCAAATAAACCAGTAACGCCACCCAATATATCGCCAAGACCTGTACTTTGTCTACCTGTTTGTGTCGTTGTTACTAAAGGTGTTCCCATACCAGCTTGTAATAAACTTAATTGTTGAGGTCCATATCCAAGCGCTCTCTGGAACTCGCCTCTCGCGGCATCTATACCTCTTTGTTGTAGCGCCTGCTGTTGCGCGCCTATACCACTTAATAAGCCAAGGTTTTGTAGTTGCGATCCTTGTAAACCACCAAGCAAACCAGCTTGTTGCTGTCTTGCTCTTAGTTCTAATTCTGGGGCAAACATAGCTAATTGTTGTTGTCTTGCTAAATCGCTTTCCGCCGCCCTTTGCGCTTGCTCGAAACCAGCTTGTCGTAAGTTTGCTGCTGTTCTTGCCTGTGCATCTATAAATGGTCTTTGTGATTCTGATTCTAGTATTGCAGATCGTGAACCACCAAACGCGCCTGCCCTTATCGCTCTATCCTGCGCGCCACCACGCGCTATATCTGCCTGTCTTTGTATATCGCCTAGCGCTTGATCTATTACTTGTTGTTGAAACGGCGATTGATA